ATGCTGCCTTTTCCGTTATAAAACAAACACTTAGTAACGGTGGAGAGCTATTATCGGCTGGTAAAGCCGTTGGTGAGTATTTTGCTTCGGAGAAGGCCATAGCCAAGCAAGTTGAAGCAGGGACAGGTAATGTACTAGAGGCATTCCAAGCTAAAGAGCAGTTGCGGATTCAAGAGGAAGAGTTGAAGTATATGCTCAACAAGCAAAGGTTACAGGGGTACAGTGATTTTTTAGCGTTTAAGCAACAGTACACTAGGGATTTACGCGAAGCTGAGAAAGAAAAAGCGCGTCAGAAATACAAAAGACAACAAGCGATTGAAGAGAATGTTACAGTAGCACTTAAAGCAATGGGTATTGTACTCGTAATCATGGCAGCAGCATTTGGTGTCGCCATTTACCTGAGATGAAGAACATGGATAACAGGCCGTTAACGGATTCAGAAAAAGACGAAATTGCAGAGCTTGCAGCAAATAAAGCCTATGACCGATTTTATTTAGCAGTCGGGAAATCAATTACTAAGCGTTTGCTTTGGGTAGTTGGTGCTGCTGGGTTTGCAGTATGGATGTTTTTAAACGGTCATGTTCCAAAATGAATAGGAGACACTAATGGCACTTATTCCATTAGATTTGCCAGCAGGCGTATACCGCAACGGAACCGATTTACAAAGTCAGGGCAGATGGCGTGATTCTAACCTTGTTCGCTGGTTTGACGATACACTTAGACCGATTGGCGGCTGGCGTACTCGTAGTGACACTGCTAGTGATGGTCAGGTGCGTGGCTTACACTCTTGGATTGATAATAGCTCTGATCGTTGGATTGCGGCTGGTAGCTATAATAAGCTGTACATCTACAACGGTGCTGGTATTCGCTATGACATAACCCCAGCAGGATTAACGGCTGGTAATGAAGATGCTTTGCAGCCAGTTGGCTACGGAAACTCTTTTTATGGTCAAGAATATTACGGCACAGCGCGTCAAGAGGTTACAGTTATTACGCCAGCAACTACATGGGCTATGGATTCATGGGGTGAATACCTTGTAGCTTGTTCTAGTTCAGATGGCAAAGTTTACGAGTGGCAGTTAAATACTGGAACTATTGCCGCAGTGGTGGCTAATGCGCCTGTTAACAATCGTTCAATTCTAGTCACAGAAGAACGGTTTTTAATGTGTTTAGGTGCTGGTGGTAATCCACGATTAGTGCAATGGTCAGATCGTGAGAACAACACCGTATGGACACCAGCCGCTACTAATGAAGCTGGTAGCTTAGAACTACAGACTAACGGGCGTATACAATGTGGCGTTAGAGTGCAAAACCAAGCCTTGATACTTACCAATACTGACGCTCATGTGGCTACTTATAGTGGCCCACCGTATGTTTATGGTATTGAGCGTGTTGGTACATCGTGCGGAATTATATCTACTAACGCTATTGCATCAGTGGACAGGGGCGCAGTTTGGATGGGCAGTAGATCATTCTACACCTACAGTGGCGGTGCAGTTACAGAGGTAAATTGTGACGTTGCAGACTACGTTTTTTCTGATATGAACCTTAGTCAGATTAGTAAAATAGCAGCAGTATCTAACGCCAACTTTGGTGAGATTTGGTGGTTCTACCCATCGGGCAGCTCTAATGAGAATAACCGATATGTTGTTTACAATTATAACGAAAATACATGGGCAATAGGCGTTTTAGCTAGAACAGCAGGCGTTGATGCTGGTGTTTATCGCCAACCTATAATTGTCTCTGCTACCGACAAGAAATTGTACGAGCATGAGATTGGATTTAACTACGATGGCGGTGAGCCATTTGCTGAATCAGGGCCGATCAGCATTGGTAATGGCGATAATGTTATGTCTGTTACCAAAATGATACCAGACGAGAAAACGCAGGGTGATGTTGACGCAACTTTTAAAACTAGATTCTATCCCAATGATGTGGAGAGAACATACGGGCCTTTTAATATGGCTAACCCCACTAGCCTACGTTTTACTGGGCGACAAGTCAGGATTAGGGTGGAAGGTGTTAATGCTGATGATTGGCGTGTTGGCATTAATCGATTGGAAGTCATACAGGGTGGTAGACGTTGAGTATACTAGACCAACCACCAAGGCTAATTAACCTTAACTGGCTACAGTGGGCGCAACGTACATCTGCATGGCTTGCAATGACTCGCAGCATTTTACGTCAAAGGCTAACGGGTGAATCAGCAGCAGATGATGGTGTAATGCTATGGGATAACACAGGCTACCCAGTTGTCTCAAAGGACGGTGTATATCGCCAGATCGTACTAGCAGATGGTTTTGGTAACTTTTCAGCTACAGCAGATATTGTGGCTGCATCACCTAATACGGCTTATTCAATAGCGTTTACTGCGTCTACTGCTGACGGTGGTATATCGCTTAACGCTTCTGATAACACTAGAATTGACTTTGCAGAGGCAGGGGTTTACAGCTTGACAGGCCATTTACAGCTTAAATCAACCAGCGCATCAACAAAGACTTTATGGTGGTGGATAGCCATTAACGGGGCTAACACCAACCATTCTGAGCGTATGAGCCTGCACAACAACAACGGCTTGCACATACTAGGCGTTAGCGACCAGTTAAACTTATCTGCTGGTGATTACATTAACGTCAAGTGGGCTACAGATGATGTGACTTTGTTTTTAGACGCATCTGCTGCGACAGCCTTTGCTCCAGCCTCAGAACCTATAAATCTAAGCATTACTAGAAGCCGACAATGACCGAGCTAAGTCGTTGCAGGGTATGGATAGAAGCGGCTTTAGAATACAGTGGTGGCACTCACATTTATGAAGATATTGTGACTGCTGTAGTAGAAGGTAAGATGCAATTATGGCCTGCTGAGAAGTCATGCTGGGTTACAGAGATTACGGTATACCCACGCAAGAAGGTGCTTCATGTGTTTCTGGCTGGTGGTGATTTAGATGAAATTTTAGATATGCACGAATCAGTGGTACAATGGGCCAAAGATCAAGGCTGTGAAAGCATGACTCTGACAGGCCGAAAAGGTTGGGTTAAAGCATTACAACATAATGGCTGGAAACCACAGCTAATGTTATTAGAGAAGAGGTTTTAAAATGTCAAAGGGCGGCACTACATCAGGTAGCACAGAAATTCCAGCATGGTTAGAAGATGCTGCGATTGAAAACATCAACAAAGCGCGTGATGTATCCCAGATTGGCTATGTTCCGTACTACGGGCCAGACGTTGCAGCTTTCTCACCCATGCAGCAACAGTCTATGCAATCAACGGGTAACGCAGCTAGTGCCTTTGGATTGGCCCCACAAGGCTTTAACGCAATGGCTGGTATGCCACAAGCAGAAACCTTTGCAGGCGGCTTACAGGGCTATTCTAGCGCACCCTTGTACGAACAATCACTAGACAAGCTATTTGCCAATGCTCCAGCCCAGTACAGGGCGTTAAACCAGCAGTTCATCGACCCGTTCACAGGCGCAAGACCGCGCAGCGCATACAATGCTACACCTATGCAGTCTAGCCAAATGGTTTCTGGTGGTGGCGGTGGTGGCGGAAACGAGGGCTTTGTTGACCAAGCACACGCAGACCGTATGGCCCAAATGTCATCAACAGGTCGTTATTATGGTGTAAACAGTCAATACAATCCACATGCTGGAACCATGATGACCGACTCAGATGGCGAATGGTTAGACAGTAACGGTGATGGTGTAGTTGATTACCGAGATATGAGTTTTGGTGAAGATGGACGCAGGCAAATTGGTAATGTAGAGAAGTATGGCAATATGCTCCTTGGTGGAATCCCAAGAATTATTGATGGTGTGCAAGGCTCATTGTTTGACTTAATGGGTAAGGGTAAATCAACAATGACACCAGAAGAATCTATGCGAATCATTAACGAAGGTGCTGCTAGGTATAATCGTTTAAGTAATGATCGTGGTTTTGACCCAAATTCTTTATCGAATGAATTAATTGGTGCGGTAACAACCCCATTAGAGCCAGCTAACATTATAAATGGTAACGGCTACTACGGTAGTGGCGACCAATATGCACAATCGTTAGCAGCAGTTCAGGCAGCACAGTCACAAGCAAGAAAACAAGATGATATACAGAGATTATTAGATCAAGAAGATGCTTTTAATGCACAGCAAGCCGAAGCGCAGAATTATGCAAATAAGCAAGCCGCAGCAGCACAAAGAATGGCGGCTGAAAAAGCAGCACAGTTAGCGCATAATCAAGCAATGGCAGCAACTAGAAGCACAGTTAACGATGGCCCCCAATGGTCGCCAAGCGGCAATGGCTTTGGTGCTTCTAATAGTTCGGGCAGCACATCATCTGGTCAAACTGATTACGGATACTTTTAAGGAATAAGATTATGGCAGGCGCACCTACAGGCGGTTTTAACGTCAATCAAGCAGCAGCAGGCGGCATCCAACAAGCAGGCATGGGCGCAGCAGCAGGCATGGGCTATCGCCCAATGGCAATTACTGCTCCAACACAGGCTGGCTTACAGCAGTACACCAACCCATACGAGACTCAGGTTGTTCAGCAATCTTTAGGCGACTTAGAACGTAGCCGATTAATGGCCCAGAACGTAGGTGGCGCACAAGCAGGCGCAGCTAACGCATTTGGTGGCGCACGGCATGGTATTGCAGAGTCAGAGACTAATCGGGCCTTTGCAGATCAAGCGGCTAGGACAGCATCAGGATTGCGGCAGACAGGCTACCAGAACGCACAGACAATGGAACGTCAGGCCCAGATGCAGAACCAAGCGGCAGGCTTATCAGGCGAACAACAGCGTATGGCAGCAGGCCAGCAGTTAGGTAGCTTATCTAATCTAGGCTTTGGCATGGGCCAGACCATTCAGGGCAACATGGATAGACAAGGTGCAATGCAGCAGGCTCTACAGCAGCAGTTGATTAATGAAGCTAAAGGCCAGTACGCAGGCTATACAGGCGCACCAGCACAATCCTTGCAGTATTTGCTACAGGCAGTAGGTCAGGCTCCAACACCACAGAAAACATCAGAAACTTATGACGCAGGCTTGTTTGATTATCTGACGTTAGGTGCAAAGGCTTACGCTGGATTTGGAGGTTAAAAGATGGGTTTATTAGATAACATCGGAAACAAGCTATCCTCAATGTCAGATGATGATAAGCGAGGCATGGCTTTAGGCTTGGCTTCTGGCTTTGCAGGCATGAGTGGCAACCCCAACACAGCTAGCATTATGGCTGGTATTAGTGACCAGCAAAAGGCATTAGCTGCTAGGCGTGAGAAGACTCTACTTACCCAGCAGACAGCAGCGCAGCGTAACCGTACTGCTACAATGTTAATAAACATGGGTGGTGACTTTGCCAAGATAGGCACTGCTCTTTTAAAAGGTCAGATTGACACAGATCAAGCAATGTCTATGCACGATACCATTGCAGGCAAAACGCCTAACAAGACATTTACTATGATGCCTGAGTCAGATCGCATTGCAGCAGGATTGCCAGTAGGCTCATATCAAAAAGATAGTCTTGGTAGGACTTATAAAATTGGTGAAGACCCTAGCGTTAAGGTTGAAGTAAATACTGGTGATGAAGCTGCTCCTGATAATGAAGAGTTATTTAAAAAATTAGGTGGTGCAGAAGGTACTATT